TGCTTATAACCAAGGTGTTCCATCCAGCAAATCTACCACTGCCCAAGTGACTGAACCTTGTGCGATGTTGGAATCCCGATCACACATTGACGCCAAATTGCTGCAATTGAACGGCAATAGTGCGGCGTTTAGACTATCTGAAGAGTCGGCTTTCTTGGAAGCCATGTCTCAAGAGATGGTTGGCAAGATTTTTAACGGTAATGTGGGCGTGGATCTTAAAACCTTTTCCGGTTTGGCTACGCGTTACAGTTCATCTTCTGCCGGTAATGGGCAAAACGTGATTTTAGGCGGCGGTTCCGGTTCTGATAATGCTTCGGTTTATCTGGTGGTCTGGGGTGAGCAAACCGTGTTTTGTCCTTTCCCTAAAGGCTCAAGAGCCGGGTTGCAAAACCGTGATCTAGGCGAAGAATCCGTCGTTGATGCCAACAATAACTACTATCAGGCGGCACGTTCATTGTTCCAATGGGATGCCGGTTTGGTAGTTAAAGACTGGCGTTATGTGGTGCGCATTGCCAATATTGATATTTCGGATTGGGTGGGCGTGACCGGTACCCAAGCTTCAACAGCATCCACCAACTTGATCAAGTTGATGATGCGAGCGATTGCCAGAATCCCTAACTTCCAAATGGGCCGCGCGGCGTTTTATGCCAATCGTTCCATTAAAGAAGGCCTGATGATTCAAGCCCTGGAAAAATCCAGTTCAGCGCTGGGCATTAACGAATCACTGACCCAATTTGGTACCACCATGCAAACCCTTAAGTTTATGGGCATTCCTGTGCGCGGTGTGGATCAGTTGGGCATTGCTGAAACTCTGGTTTCTTAAGGGGGAACAATGATATTAGATCAATTATTGGCGCTATCACTAGCGCAAGCCGTGACTGCTACAGCGGTGTCTACCAATACTATCGACCTTAAAACCGCGCGGGATTTGGGGCCTGGTAGCGATGTGTATTTTGTGTTTGATGTCGATGAAGCAGCAACTGCTGCAGGCGCGGCTACCGTCACATTTCAAATTATCAGCTCGGCGGCGGCGGATTTATCCAGCCCGACAGTCATTGTGCAAACCGATGCGATTGGCAAAGCGGAATTAACCCTAGGCAGACGACCTATATCGTTAGAGCTGGTTGATTCTATTTTGGCCGCGCAACCGGTGGGCCAACGTTATTTGGGCGTGCGTTACGTGGTGGCCACTGGGCCACTGACAGCGGGTAAATTTACCTGTTATGTGGCGAATGAAGCCCCAAGCGTGGGTAAAAACTACCCTAGCGGCTTTGCGGTAGCGTAATCATGGCTAAGTATCGTGCAAACGTCAAAATCTGGCTGAGTCATGAAAATCGCATGGTGCAAGAGGGGGAAGAGTTTGAAACATCTTTCCCCGACGGCATGAAAATCGGCGGTAATCTGACAGAGTTGGATATCAAAAAACCCCGCACTCGTACCAAAACCGAAGCGCCTGCAGCGATTGAATCAACCGATGATATCGATGACAGCTTAGCTGCGGAGGTGTACGAAGAAGGGGAAACGACCGCATGATAAAACACGTGTGCTTTGTTGAAAAACCCGGCGCACGTGGTTACAGGAGGCCTGACCGATGCCGCCAATAGCTGATCCAACGCTATGGGCCAATTCGGGCGGGCTGATTGGGCTGATCATCTTTGCCCTGTTTTTTGTCCTGTATGCGTTTTCTAAAACCCTGTCAAATATCCTGGATAAAAATCGTGAGGATATCAACCGAATTCTGGATCTTCACGCTAAAGAGCGCGAGGAATGGGGGCGGATTGTCGATAGTCGGCAGTCTGAAACCAATCTAGCCATCAAAGCCATGGCGACAGCACTAAACAAAATTGCAATGCGTCATCGTTTTGAAGATGACTCACATGATAAGGGGTTAGAGTTATGAGTGGGTTTATATCCGGTAATCTTCCAAATTTATATGATCCATTTACTGGTAAACAGGTGGGGCATATCGGTATAGATGGGGAGGAAAAAATTAATAATTCTTTCCAAATTGATCCTGTCAACTTAAATAAAGCTCGAACAATTATTAAAAACGCCTTTAGTGGCACGGCTAGCACCTATTTGATTGTCGGGGATTCAACCAGAGAAACGCCATATTCTGGTCTTGCTGGCGCAAAACAATCTATTCAAAAAATAATTGCAGCAAAATTATTTTCAAAAATAACACCCAATATAACAGTTGATGCCGATGTTTTAAGTGGTCAATCTGCAACTGATTGGTTGGCTAATGTTGGTGCTGTTACGCAAACAACAACTATTGCAAAGATTTCAGGGACTGGTAGCACAACAATTTTGGAGTTCTCATTCGGCATAAACGATATGGGCACAAAAGCGCTAACAGAAGCCCAAACTAAAACCGCTATATTGAACAGTATTGATGCAATACTAACAGCCAAGCCTAACACGGCGATTGTATTAGTTACACCCAACAAAACAGGAACGCCTTCAAGAAATGTTTCTTTACAAAATATTTATATAGAAATAGCTTATGAAAGAAGTTTGCCTTTAATTGATGGTTATGCTGTTTATTCAGACATTTATAATAAAAAATTTAATACCTTTTATTTAGACACTACCCACCCAAATCATTTAGGCGCTATTAGACTTTATCATCATATTGTTAGCACTATTGCACCTTATTCGTTAAAAAACCTTATTACATGGGATGATCCTGTTACAGCTAACGTTGTTCCAGAGATTGAGTCTGGTTTATGGGATACAACGCTCGGGACAGCTACTGTTAATGCAGCATGGAGACGATTAAAAGCTATACCTATCCCTGCCGGTGCTACACATGTTTATGTTAAACATGCTGGCAATAGAAATGACTGCGTAACATTTGCCGGGGCGTCTGTTATTCAAAATAACACACAAACAAGTAATATTGTAGATAACACCCGCGTTTACATGCTTAATAACACTGTGACAGAAATGAGGATTAATGTTAGCAGTGACGGAACAAATTATGATCTTTTAAATGACAAACCAAAAGTTTGGTTTGAAACTCTGACTATTGCACAAATCATGCAGGGATTAGAAAGACAAACAGGCCCTGTATCATGAATAAAATAGACTGGAAAAGCCGCACTACACAACGCGGAGCCGTGTGGATTATGACCGCCATATTTGCCACGATTGGCTATTTCATTGATAAAGACATTATGCCTATTCTGTTGATCGGCCAAACGGTTGCCGGTGGCTTAGGCTTAAAGGCAAAGCCGTGAAACTGATTATCATTTTGCTGTTTACCACAGCTTGCAGCCATATCACCTATGAAGCCAAGCCCGACGGGTCAACAATAGCGGAAGGCTGGGAGTTTGGGACTAATACGGCGTTATCCGGTGCGTTGTTTGAAACGCATGCGGATGGTTCCAGGCTGTTAAAGCTGGATTCCTCCAGCAACTCACGCACAGAAGGCATGAAACAAATCAACCAAGGCCTAAGCTTGATCGTTGAAGGCGCGGCTAAAGGGGTTAAATAATGGCAACATCTGCCGCTGACATTTGCAATTTGGCCTTGGCGCATTTAGGCGACTCGGCCAACATTACCAGCATTTCACCACCTGACAATTCTGTACAGGCTAACTATTGCAGCTTGTTTTATCCGTTAGCGTTAGCGGCGGCTTTGGATGAGCATACTTGGCGGTTTGCGACTCGACGCGTCACGTTGGCCATTCGCACCAATGACGCGAGTGATGAATGGGATTATTGTTATGTGGTGCCTTCTGATCTGGTTTCGATTGTGGAGTTAAAAAGCGCTGGGGTTGATCAGCAATTGATTCAATACAGTCAGGAAATAGCGTCGGATGATGCGCAAGTGCTGTACTGCAATGTCACGCCTGTTACGCTGTATTACGTGTCATCGTCTGTTTTGAGCCTGCATTTTACCCCGGCTTTTGTGCAGTATCTGGCCGCTTTACTGGCCAGTCATCTAGCCGGGCCGATGCTGAAAGGGGATGTTGGGGTGAATGCCAGCAATAAGCTGTTATCGCTGGCCATGCAACTGAAAGAGCGGGCGATTGAGCGGGATGGGCAAAGTGTTCGCGTGGTAGTTGATCACGTTCCGGCAACGCATGCCGCGCGATTGTAATGCCTAACGTCCGTGTTTTAAGACAGTCTTTTTCAGGCGGTGAGTTATCGCCGCGTCTTTTCGGTCGGCTGGATTTTGCCGCTTTTCAATCAGGATTGGAAACCTGCAAAAACTTTATTGCCTTGCCGCACGGTAGCGCGATGAATCGGCCTGGGTTGCGGTTTGTGAATGAAACCAGAACATCCGAATACAAAACCCGCTTGATTCCGTTTACCTTCAGCACTACACAAGCTTTTGCTATTGAAATGGGGCGGTTTTACTTTCGGTTTCATGCCCTGGGCGGCACGCTGAATCTGTTACCGATAAGCCCAGTTCCTTATCAAGTCGTTACGCCCTACGCTGAAGATGAATTGTTTGATGTGCATTTTGTGCAGTCTGGCGATGTCATCACGCTGACACACCCCAATCATCCACCCAAAGAGTTAAGGCGCTTAGGCAATACGAATTGGACACTCACCGATATCGCGTTTTCGCCCACGTCCACAGCCCCGGCCAGCTGCACGGTAACAGCCACTTCTCCCGGTGGTGGGCCCAATAAAGATTACACGTATAAAATCACGGCGCTGAATGACCGTGGGTTGGAAGAGTCTTTAGCCTCCCCGGTATCCAACACCGTCAGCAACAACCTGACATTAACCGGCAATTACAATACTGTGACCTGGCCAGCTGTGACCGGTGCGACTATGTACAACGTATATAAGTCGGCTAGTGGGGCTTATGGGTTTATCGGGCAAACTGCGGCTTTAACGTTGGTCGATGACAATATAATGGCCGATATGACGCGCACTTTGCCGATTTTAGACAACCCGTTTAACAGTGCTGATCATTATCCAACTGCAGTTGGGTATTACGAGCAACGGCGGTATTTTGCCGGGACTGAAACTGACCCGATGAACGTTTGGGCGACTCAATCCGGCAGTGAAACCAATTTGGCTTACTCGGTACCGTCGCAAGATTCCGATGCTTTGCGGTTTAGGATTATGGCCAACCGCTCGGACATTGTGCGGCATTTGATTAACCTGCAGGATCTGATTGTACTGACGGCGGCGAATGAATGGCGGGTGGCTTCATCCGGCACTGGGCCATTGACGCCTTCGACTATCAATATCAAATCACAATCGCAAGTTGGGGCATCCAACGTACAGCCGAAAGTCATTGACAATTACTTGCTGTATGAAGCCGCGCAAGGCGGTCATATTCGGGAATTTACCTATGATTGGCAAAGCAACGGCTTCAGAAGTGGCGATATCAGCTTATTAGCCTCGCATCTGTTTGATGGCTATACGATTAAAGACATGGCTTACAGTCGCGCACCGTGGCAAATTTTGTGGTGTGTTTCGACATCCGGCAAGCTGCTAGGTCTGAGTTATGTTCCTGAGCAAAAGATTGCCGCTTGGCATCAACATGAAACCGATGGGCAGTTTGAAAGCTGCTGTACCATCAACGAAAACGGCGCCGATGTGCTGTATGTGATCGTTAAGCGCACGATCGACGGCGTACAAAAGCGCTATGTGGAGTATCTGGATTTGCGGGATGCTGCCACCTTGGCCGATAGCTTTTTTGTGGATTGTGGTTTGACTTATAGTGGTACCGCCACCACTACCATCAGCGGCTTGGATCACTTGGAAGGGAAAACCGTGTCTGTGCTGGGTGATGGGGCGGTTTTATCCCAAAAAACAGTTGAAGCCGGTGAGATTACCTTAGAGGTTGCAGTTACCAAGGCCCAAGTGGGTTTGCCGATTACGGCGGATTTAAAAACCTTGCCGACGTATTTTCAAGATGAAACCTTAGGGCAAAGTCGGATTAAAAACGTGAATAAGGTTTGGGTGAGGATTGCCGATTCTGGGCCGTTTAGTGCGGGGCCGGATGAAAGCCACTTAACCCCGATTAAATTACGCATGTTTGAAACCTACGGTTCACCGATCGAGTTAAAAACCGGCGAGTTTGATTTAGTGGTGCAATCCAACTGGAATCAATCCGGGCAAGTGCTGATTCGTCAAGATGATCCCTTACCGCTTGAGGTGGTGTATGTGGCGGCCGAGGTGGCTATCGGTGGATAGACGCCTTAAAGAGCGCTTGACGTTACGCACACCAACCCAAGCCGACGCGGATTATCTAGCCAAGCATTTACGGCAAGCGGATGTCGATGAATTGGCCGTTACGGGCTATCCATCGGCAGCACAAGCTGTGCAATGGGCATATGAACGCACTTTGCCCGAGCTGCAAACCGTGGTCGAATGGGATGGCGAAATGCTGATCATGACCGGCTGCGCAGCGGATACGCTGCTGTCTAATGTTGGGGTGCCCTGGTTATTAGGCACCGAGGCCATGATGAAGCACATGAAAGCCATCACCATCGGCGCACACCAAGCCATTGCCATTTTTTTAACCCACTGGCCGATTCTGCGTAATGTCGTGGATGCCCGCAACACGGCAACCATACGCTGGGTGCAATCGTTGGGGTTTGATTTAACGCCTGTGCCTGAATGGGTACCGGGCTTTCCTGTCTATCAGTTTGAGAAGAGGCGGAATGAATACGTTAGAGAAGTTTGAAGCGTTGAATTTTCAACATGCCATTTTAGCGATTGAAGAGCGCATGAAGACCATGCCTCCGTTAGAATTTAAAGTGGTGCATCATTTTGCTAATGGTATTTATGCCCGTGAGTTGCATATACCGGCAGGAAGCGCGTTAACCGGTAAGATCCACAAAACCGAACACCTATGCACGGTGGCCAAAGGTGACATTAAAGTGATGGATCATAAGGGCTATAAACACCTGAAAGCCGGGGATACTTTTGTTTCTAAGCCTGGTGTTAAGCGCTTAGGGTTGGCGATTGAAGATACTATTTTTGTAACGTATCACCCCGCAACTACGCAAAACGTGGACGAATTATTGTCGTTATTGGTCTGTGATACGTTTGAAGAATATCACCGTCATTACGTTGAAAACGTATCCCGTGAACAAGATCGGCTGGATTACCAAGCCTTTTTAACCGAATGGCATTTTACTGAAGAGCAAGTACAGGACATGGTGCAAAACACCGATGATTTGATTGATTTGCCGGATTTTTACGCGCATTTATCGCTAAAAGATTCGGCTATTGCGGGGCAAGGCTTGTTTTCTGATATCGATATTCCTGTTGACAAGGTGATTGCTCCGGCCAGAGTTGCGGGAAAGCGAACACCTGCAGGGCGTTATGTGAATCATTCAGCGGTACCTAATTGCATCATGTGGGCAGATAAAAGCGCTGATATTTGGTTAATTAGTTTGTATAACATTTTATCGGGGGATGAGTTAACCGTTGATTATCGGCAGGCTGGGCAGGTCAACATTGAATCATTGAGGTTAGCGGCATGAGTGTTGTTTATGTAGGCGTTGCAATAGCCGCTGTGGCTGCCATTGGTGCGGGGGTTAGTGCAGGCATGCAGGCCGATGCCCAACGCAAACAAGCCAACTACCAAGCCCAGTTGGACAATAACGCGGCGATTGTCGCGGCCAATAACGCCAAGATTGCTAATTGGAACCGCAGCGATGCGTTACAACGCGGCGAACAGTCTGCACAGAATGCCATGCTGGAACGGCAGCAACTGATTGGGCGACAACGGGCATCACTAGCCGCCAGTGGGGTAGATTTAACGCAAGGATCTGCGCTGGATTTATTAGCCAGTACCGAGTATTTGGGACAGATCGAAGTCAACAACATCCAAAGCAATGCCGCCCGGAAAGCCTGGGGTTATGACTTGGAAAGCAATAATTACATCAATCAAAGCAATATCGAGATAGCCAATTCTGGTTTTGAAGGATGGCGGGCTAAAAACTCGAATCCTGGTGTAGCGGGCGGCATGGCGTTTGCCGGGTCTTTGCTGAGTTCTGCTTCGTTGTATGCCAGCGCTGGGGCTAAAGGTGGCGGCACTAAAGGTGCCGGTAGTGGCGGCGGTGGGAATGGTCGTGGCGCTATCGGCGGCGGGAGTCCGATGTAATGGCTATTAAGGTACCTGTGGCCGATATCGGTCGCGTACAACAACAAGGTTTACCGGGCGCACGGCAGCAAGTTAGCTACCAATCGCGGCGGGCCGGTGATTTTATCGGTGCCAATACTGTGCAAGCATTGGACACGGTAAACGATGTCGCCGGACAAGCGCAAAACACAGCCTTGCAGCTATATCGGCAAGAAGTGGATGACGCCAACAGGTTGCGGATACAAGACGCGGCTAATCAGCTGGAAGCGTATGATCAGGATGCCGCGTTTAGTGAAACCGGCTGGCGAAACCAACGCGGGGCGGATGTCTTTAGCCAACAAAACAGCAAGCCTTTACCGGACAATGTTTTAGAAAATCGTCAAAAGAAAATTGACGAGTTGATGAACGACTTGGGCAATGAGTATCAGCGCTCACTGTTTCAACAACATGCCCAAACCACTAGCGTTAACCTACGCGGGCAGTTGATTGGCCATGAGGCCGAACAGCATCGGGTGTATAAGCGCGGGGTTTTAGCCTCGGGTATCGATACCGCCACGCGCAGCATGGCGCTGTATTACAACGACGAAAACAAGCTGAATGAATCCATTGCGCTGATTGATCAGGCCAGTAAAGACCTGGGGCATTTAGAGCATGGTAGCGTTGAACTGGGGGCCAGTAGTGGCAAACAGCACATATCCAGCGCATTAAGCCAAGCCATTGACGCCAGTTTGGCGCAAGGCGATCACGCCAGCGCGACGCGGATTTTGCAGAAGTTTAGTCCACATATGGACAGCAACGACATGCTAAAAGCCTATAAGCTGATTACCGGCGAACAGGAACGGCGGCAGGCGATTGATGTGTCTCGGCAGGTGATCAGTGAGGTTTATCCGCGCATGGAAACCAGTGAACACGACCGGGCGTTTAACATCCTGCTGCAGGCTGAATCCGGTGGTGTACAGTTTAAAAACGGCCAAACCATCACCAGCCCCAAAGGTGCGGTAGGCATTGCGCAAGTGATGCCGGATACCGGGCCGGAAGCGGCCAAACTGGCCGGGTTGCCTTGGGATGAAAACCGGTACCGGAATGATCCTGAGTACAACAAAGCCCTGGGAAAAGCCTATTTCAGCCAGCAGTTAACCGCGTTTAACGGTAATTTATCGCTGGCTTATGCCGCTTACAACGCGGGACCGGGTGCGACTAAAGTCGCACTGGATCAATATGGCAATGACTGGCTACTGCATTTGCCTGCCGAAACGCAAGCCTATGTCAGTAAGAACATGAAAGCGTTTTCAGCCGGTCAAGGCCAGAATCCCAAGCCAACACTGGAAGAAGCGCAACAAACCGCTTTAGCGAAACTGGGCGACACAGCCAGCCCCACGCTGCAAAAAGAAACCCTGGATCTGGTCGAAAAGCAGTTTAACCTGCAAAACAAAGCCATTAAACAGCGCCAAGAGGAAGCGACTGCGGAAGCCATGCGCACGGTATTGGCCAACGGCGGCAAGTGGGATGATTTACCCGCCACCCTGCGCGGACAAGTACCGGTTGAGGATGTGGATAAGGTGATGAACTTTTCCAAGAAAGTCAGTGAAGGGGAGCCGATTCAAACCGATTGGGGTTTGTGGTACCAGTTGAAAAATGACCCACAATTACTGAAAACCACTAATCTGATGTCTATGCGGGACAAGCTGAACGACAGCGAATTTAAGCATCTGACGGAAGAGCAGCAAACCTTGCTGAATCAAGGCGAATCCAGCTTAACCCAATTGCGCACACCGAAGCAGATTCTGGATCAATTTATGGTTGAAGCCGGGATTGATCCTACGCCAACAAATGACAAAGGGGCCGCCACCGTCGGCAAAATCTGGAATACCTTTGAAACCAGGGTACGTGATGCCGAATTGGACAAAGGAAAAAAACTGACAATGGATGAAATTCGAACTGTTGCCGCGCAAATGTTTACGCAAGTGGGCGTTAAAGGGATGTTGTGGGGAACCAATGAAAAACCGGCAGTGATGCTGGATAAAACAGACCAAATCCAAGTGCCGGATGATGAACGCAAGTTGATTATTATTGGCTTGCGAGAAACTTATCCAGGAAAAACTATCACCGAAAACGACATTTTAGAGCAATACATTATTGAGCATCATGTTCAACAATGAAACCTACACAGGGCGAAGCAGATAAACAATGGATTTTAGGTTATGGCCCAGTGAGTGAGGACTTAATGGAATGGTTTTTAGAGCGGGTAGGGATACGGTGCGACAGTGGTTTTACCGCCATGCAAGCACGGAATTTAACTTATGCCGAGTATCTAGCCAAAATAAACACGCAAATACATGAGTGATAATCCTTATTTAGATCGACTCCAGAGAGAAAAAGAAACTGATTTGCGTCAAGCCATGGTCAGCGCAGCGGATAAACAGCCGGACGTTGAAGCGCGTTTGCGTAAGTTGGCTAGTGATTATCAGCTGCCTATTGAAGCGGTGCGGCTGGATCGGGAGACGGTGGAGCGTAAAGCCAAACTGGACTCGGTGGATTACTTAAAGCTGGCTAAAGAGCTGCCAGCCACGGCGGCGGTGTTTAAAGATCCCAGCAACGCGGCGATTGTTTACGACGATATCGAAAACCTATCCGGTATTGAAAAGTCGGTACGCTCGATTTTGCAAGGCGGTTATAACCTGGAGCAATCGGCATTAGCCGGGGTGGCCGGGTTTGGCGAAGGGATGGCCGGTAACTTGGAATTTGGCGCGGATATGCTTTCCCGCGTGACCACGCCTATTGCCGGGGCTATGGGTGTGCCGGATGTATTGGGCCAGCCGCTATCGAACAGGATGCGCGAATTACGCCAAAATCAAGCCGCCTTGCGCGAGTATTTCACCCCAAAAGCCGATAACCCGATTGAATCCGGCATCTATTCCGGTGTGCAATCGTTAACGCAAAACCTGTTAACCGCCCCGATAGCCCTAGCGACCGGAAACCCGGCGATAGGCTTAAACACCTTGGCGGCGATTACGGGCGGTCAATCGTATGGCAAGGCCCGCGAAAAAGGCTTAAGTGCTGAATTGTCGGCGTTGTATGCGGGCGGTGATGCAGCAATTGAATACGGAACCGAAGCGGCACCGTTTTTAAAGTTGGTGGGTGATGTCAAAGTCGGCTCCAGTTTTGGCAAAACCTTTTTAAACCAACTGGCGTTAGAAATCCCCAGCGAGCAAGCGGCCACGTTGTTACAGGATTACAACGAACATAGCATTTTAAAGCCAGATGACACTTTTAAAGATTTTTTAGCCGCGCGACCTGAAGCCGCGTTACAAACTTTAGTGGCTACGGTAGTCGGCGCCGGGGGGATGACAGCAATCGGTCATGGTGCATCACGCTGGATGAGCGAAACCGAACGGGCCAAACGTGCGCAAAATCAACAAGCCGCGTTTGAGCAACTGCATAAACTGGCCCAAGCCAGCAAGGTATTAGGTCGGGATCGTGATTTAGTGGGCAAGGTGGTTGATGATGTGGCCGCTGAAATGGGCGGTGATCAGGTATTCTTGAATGCTAATGCGTTCATGCAGTCCGGGATTGCTGACAAGGTGTTGGAAGTGATGCCGGAACTGTCCGAACCGTTGCAATTGGCTTTAGCCTCGGGCGGTGAAGTGCCGATATCTACCCGTGATTATGTGACGCGGTTGAGTGATCAGGATTTTAGTCCGTTATTGTCTGATCATGTGCGGCTGGATCATGAAGACATGACCCCGGCAGAAGCGCAAGAATTCATGACAAACCAGTCTGAGGCCTTAAAAGGCGAACTGGAAAGCGCTTTGAATATGAGCATGGACGCGGCAACAGTGGCGCGCGAAATCGACGATATCCATGCGCAAGTCAAAGGTCAATTAAACAACCTGGGCCGGTTTAAGCCTTATGTGCATGATCGATATGCCACGTTGGTGAGCCAGTATTACGGCGTGCAAGCGGGCAAGTTTGGCATGACGCCTAAAGAGCTTTATAGCCAATATCCGGTTGATATTAACTCTATGGTTGGGGGTGGAAAGTTTTTAAGTCAAAATAAGCAAATGACAAAAAAACTTTATAGAGGCGTTGCTAAAGATGGCCAAGGCAGTGGCGTTTCCATGCTTGGAAAAGGCCTGTATTCTACGCCAGATAAAAAACTGGCAAAACAATACGGTGACATTAGCGAGGTTGAAAACGGTTATCCATCTAAGCCATTAATCATCAGGAGTCGTGACGCATTTTCTGATTGGGTTTTACAAAATTCAGATTTCACAAATATCCGTGAATTTAATAAGGCGTATCCTGATCCTGCAAAGTTTGTTATTGAAAAAGGTTTCGACGGCATTGATGCGGGTGATGTTGTTGTTAAATATGACGTTGAAACAAAAGACAATAACTATAATCAATCCGCCTTCGATCAACCCTTAACCACGCAAACCCCATTACCCGAAGGACAGGAGACGATTACGGTTGACGGTGTTGAGCGGTCCACGCTGAACAGCAACGGCCAAGCGATACACCCCAGCGTCGAAGGCATTGAAAACTTCTGGCGCTGGTTTGGTGATAGCAATAATACAGACGATGGCAGGCCAATATTTTATTATCACAATTCATATAGTAAAGAAATAACGCATATACAAGATAATGGAACACGTTTTGACGGGCTTTTTGCACAATCAGAGGGTAAAAGCACTCATTATGGAAAGTATGAATATGTATTTGCAGCCAAAAATCATTTGAATCATCGTGAGTTTTCAGAAAAACTTTTTGATACTGATAATTGGGATGATGTTGCTAATGTTATTACTGATAACTTATATAATTTTGATATAGAAGCCATAAGTAATGAAGATTACGATATGTTGCTTGATTTAATATCAGAAAGAAAGGATTTGTCCGATGCAATGGTTGAAGATGAAAACTATGAAGAAGGGATGTTAAAAACACCAGAATGGATTATTGATATATTTGGAACTGACGATAATGGAGAAATATCCTGGGATTTACAAAAAGTACGAGGAAAATTAGCCAAGCTGTTTGGGGCTGATGTTGTAGATATGAAAGACGAGCAGGGTATATCTGCTTTATTGTTGCCTGGTGATGGAGTTAGACAAATATCCAATAACACAGGCGAATTTAACCCCGAAAACCCCAACATCTTGCACCAAACCCAACGCGGCGCATTCAACCCCGATACTCGCACCATTACGCTGTTAGAAAATGCCGATTTATCGACGTTTTTGCACGAATTAGGCCATCATTTTCTTGAAATGCAAATGCAGTTGACTCAATCGCTGATGCGTGAAGATGAGTTAATTGGTACGAATGCCATGCAAAAGCAATTATTAACCGACACTCAACAGCTGTTAGAGTGGTTTGGCCTGTCATCCATGGAAGACTGGTTTAACCTGGATTTTGAGCAAAAGCGGGTTTATCACGAACAGTTTGCCGAATCCTTTGAAAAATATCTGTTTGAAGGCCAAGCGCCTAGTTTGGCGTTGGCGCGGGTGTTTGCGACATTCCGGCAATGGTTGCGGTCGGTGTATAGCCAAATCAAAAGCTATTTTGATGAAAATCAAATCAATGACGACATTCGCGGCGTGTTTGACAGGATGTTAGCCACGGACGAAGAAATAGCTTTAGCCGAACAAACCCGCTCGATGATGCCGCTGTTTGCTCAAGCGTTTGAAACCGGCATGGATGCCGAGCAGTTTGCCGAATATCAAGCCGCTCATAACGAAGCGACTTCGGCAGCCATGGAAGAGCTGGCTTTAAAAGGCTTGAAGGATCTGCAATGGTTGCGTAATGCCCGCAACAAAACTTTGAAAAACCTGCAGCGTGAACACGATGAAGTCAGGCGGCAAGTACGGGCTGATGTGCGCTTGGAGGTGATGCGGCAACCTGTCTATCAAGCCTGGCAGTTTTTAACCGGTAAGATCAATCCTGAAGACAGACTGACAAAAGCCGAGAAAATTAAAGCCAATCCGAATGTTGTAGATCCGGAAGCCGATAGTTTGTTTGTGGCGATTGCCAAGCTGGGCGGGCTGGATTATGACGAGGTAACGGCAACCTGGGCTTATGATCAACCTGGTCGGGCAAAAATGCCGGTGTTTGGTAAGCCGGTGGTGAGAAAAACCGGCGGGGTGTCCATTGAAACCATGGGCGAACGGTTACTGAATGAAGGCTATTTGACGGCGGATGAATTCGGCAGGTATGACGTTAGGGAGTTAGAAGACAAGTTTGATGCTGAATTACGCGGGCAAGAACAGTATTCGTATCAGTTTAACGGAAACGGCTGGTATGGGCCGGAAGTTAAAGCCGGGGAAGATTCGCCGAATGTGTACATGCTGCAGAATGGGCGACTGGATGAAGCTTCAATCAAAGAATTGGATTTAGGTGCTGAGGTTTTAACCGCGTTGAAAGAGCGCAAGATGTTGGCTAAAAACGGCTTGCATCCTGACATTGTGGCTAATATCGTGCCGGGGTTTGATTCTGGCGCGGCGTTGGTGTTGGCGGTGGCGCAATCGTCCGGGCCTCAAGCCGTTATTGAAGATTTAACCGATGAGCGCATGCTGATGGAACATGCAGAACTGGTTGACCCTAACGCCTTGCAACGGGCCGCAGATTCGGCGGTGTTAAACGATTTACGGGCGCGCGTGTTGACGCATGAAATACAGGCGCTGGACAAAGCCAAGGGCCAAAGCAGGCCATTACAAGCCGCAGCCAAACAAATGGCTGAACAAGTGATTAACCGGCTGAAGATCAAGGATTTAAAACCCTCTACCTATAGCAGAGCGGAAGCCAGAGCCGCCAAGGCGGCTAAAGTAGCTTATCAAAAAGGCGATACGGGCAAGGCGGCGGCTGAAAAGCGTAATCAGTTATTTAATAGCTATGCGATGAAAGCCGCGTTTGAGGCTGAAGATGAGGTTGAAAAGTGGCTGAAGTATTTTAAAGGCTTTTACAAGCCGTCTAAGTCGCTGCATATCGACGACCACAACGCCATTTTAACGCTATTGGATCGGTATGATTTCAAGTGGATCAGCAACACACGCTTGCAAAACAATCTGAAGATTCGGGATTGGGTAGCCAAGAAATTGGCAGCCGGTGAAATGGTGCCGTATCTGGACGAGGCTATTTTAAGTGGGCCAGACTTGGCTAATTATCTTCGCAGTATTGAGCAACGCGATGAAAACGGCGATTTGATTTATGCCGATGACAGCAAGCAAGCCGAGTTATTGGCGCAAGCCATTGATGCCAGTCAACGGCGTTATTACAAAGAAGCCACTATTGAAGAAATGCGGGCGTTGTATGACACGATTCAGGCTGTTGAAACCGATGCCCGTTTGCGGTTTAAGGCGTACACCACCGATTCACAAAAAACCATTGCCGAGATTCAGGAAGATGTTAGCCAATCTATTGCGGAACATGGCGGTGAGGGGAATAAAAACACGGGTACCCGTACCGATTGGATAGGTGCCAAATTACAAGGCATCCAAGGCTTTGGCACAGCCCACATTAAAATACCGATGTGGGCGCGGATTATGGACGGCGGACAGGATAACGGGCCGGTATGGCGGTACTTTATCAAACCGGCCAATGATCGGGCGAACCTGGAAAGCACGTTAAAAAGTGAAGCTGTTGTAAAGCTGGATCAGATTTTAAGGCCGTTATCCAAAAAGGTGGCAGTGATGGATAAAATCGGTCAAGGCAAGCCGATTGCTGCACTGGGTAATGTGTCGTTGAACTGGCAAGAACGCTTTGCCGTGGCGTTGAATATCGGCAACGAGTCAAACTTTCAGCGGTTGGAAGGTGGCGGGATTGCCGGGCGGTTGGAGTCGTTGCGCAGTGATCAGATTATGGCGATTGTCTCGATGTTAAGCCGGGATGATTTGCTGGGCGTTCAGCAGATTTGGGACATGATCGAAGGCTATAAGCCGCTGATTCAAGAGCAACTGAAGCGCATGGGGCAGCGTGAGCCTACCTGGATCAAGCGGCGGCCTATCACCGTGCGCAGTG